ATTCTTGAGAAGATCAAGAATGATCCTGAGCCAGAGGATGTAAAGAAGATTGAAATTGACCTTTGGAGCAAAATTCGTCAAGCTTGTGTTCGAGGACGCCGAACAGGACTTGGAGTGACAGCAATTGGTGATGCGCTAGCTGCACTCAATGTCAGATACGGTTCTGAGGAGTCAGTTGATTGGGTCGAAGTGTTCTACAAAACACTTGCTCTTGGTGCTTATACTTCAACGGTTGAAATGGCAGAAGAGCGCGGAGCCTTCGAAGCATTTGACTATGAACTTGAAAAAAACCATGAATTCTTGAAACAAGTTTTCTATGATGAAATGATGCCAAAAGACATACTGGTAAAGTGGGCTAAATTTGGCAGAAGAAATATTGCTCTTACGACAACAGCACCAGCAGGTTCCGTTTCTGTTTTGACACAAACAACTTCTGGTATCGAACCAGCTTTCGAAGTTGTCTATACACGTCGAAGAAAGATCAATCCGGAAGATGCCGTTTCAAGAGTTGATTTTGTTGATGCTCTTGGAGATAAATGGCAAGAATACAAGGTTTACCATCACCAATTCAAAAAGTGGATGGAAGTAACGGGATGGGAAAACGTTGAAGATAGCCCATATTGGAAGGCTAGAGCAAATGACGTCGATTGGGAAGCCTCAGTTGACCTCCAGGCAGCCGCACAAAAATGGGTCTGTCACGCCATCAGCAAAACATGCAACCTGCCCTCAGACGTCTCTGTGGATTTGGTAAAACAGGTCTACGAGCGTGCATGGGCGACTGGATGTAAGGGTTTCACGATTTATCGTGATGGTTCTAGGTCTGGTGTTCTTGTCACAGAAACAAAATCAGATGAAAAGAAAACTTCATCATTTGATGAGCATCATGCACCAAAACGTCCAGCAGAGCTTTCTTGTAAGGTTATGCACACTACAGTAAAGGGTGAAAAATGGACATTCTTTGTTGGAGTTTTGGATGATAAGCCATATGAGATTATGGGTGGTCTTTCAAAACTAATTTCTATTCCAAAAAGAGTAAAAGAAGGAAAGATTGTAAAACACAACGGACCTTCAAATCCTGTTGCAAGATATGATTTTCATTATGACTTTGAAAAAGGTCCAGAAGAAGAAACCATAATTCGTGATATCAACAAAGTTTTTGAAAATGCAACGGAAGCTGCATTTACAAGAACCCTATCACTTGCAATGCGCCACGGAACTCCTGTACAATATGTTGTGGAGCAGCTTCTCAAGGGTTCTGAGAAAGACGATGATCTTTTCTCGTTCTCAAGAGCTGTTTCAAGAGTATTGAAGTCTTTCATTGCAGATGGAACAAAAGCTTCCGAAAAGAAGTGTTCCGTTTGTTCATCAACTGATTTGATTTATCAAGAAGGTTGTGTGACCTGTAAGGCTTGTGGAAACAGTAAGTGTGGATGATGAAACAGGAAAGTAAACAATAAATGTCAAAAGAAAAAGTGTATCCGCCTCCGGGCTACAAGGTTCTAACATTTCGAATAGAATTTAGGGACCCTAATCGCACTCCCACAAATGAAGAAGTTGATATAGCGATGAAAGCCATTTTGGAAGAAATGGAAAAAAATCATGATTGTAAAGTTGTTACTCCTGAAATAAAAAAAGAATGGAAAGAAAGGCAAGAGGAGTGGTATGGGAAAAAATAAATGGATCATTGGAGAAACGGAAGATAAACAAAAGCTCGTTTGTAATAAAGATGAGCAAGGAAATCTTCAATTCACTTTCAATGGTGGTTGGACACTTCCCAAAGTCAAAATCGACAAAGAAGAATTCACTTCACTTTTCCATGACCTTTTTTCACCTGGGGAAAGTCTCCCAGATACAAGCGAGGAAGAAGACCCTAATGTCTGGGATGGTTCGTTAGATTGGCATGAGTGGAATGAAAGAAAAAGATGAGTACATACGTTCTAAAAACCCATCTTTATACTGGTGCCTGGAAAAACCAGTATGGAGCCGTCATTCTCTTCAAAGAAGAATCTTTTTTTGACGCATATCAATATGGGGTTGAGAAAAACAAGGGTAGTATAGAACGGTGGGAACTTAAGAGTTGGGAGTTTGATGGAGAGAACTGGAAACTCTTGAGAACAACCACAATTGACCCTTTGCTTCAACCACATGAAATCAATCCTACTCGTGATAATGTTCTCGATTATTACAATATCGAGTTTTCTTTTGGAAAACCAATTATTGGAAAAACTAGTGAAAAAGATTTCAATGAAGGATTCATTGTCTCTGTTCCTGGGTTGAGTCCGTGTCCTTGGTGTGCTGCAAATATGGATACAGGTACATCAAGCTACAAAGCAGTTTGCGTGAAAAATCCTCTACATAAAGCTATTTGGCTTCCATGGGGAGGATGAAGTATGTCTAAAATAAAAATGTTTCTAATTGCTTATGACCAACGTGAGTGGGTTGGTTCTCAAGATCAACCATTCAATGATGGTCCTTACAGTGGATTCCGTCATAGAGAAATCGAAGTCTCGAACTTTAGGCTCTATCGAACGGACAGTTTCTATCCGGACATATCTCACATTTCATACTCAGATTATGAAACTATCGAAAATGATGCAGCATATGATACTGAGGGTCCGTTTGTTGCTGTTATAAACTTGTTTACAGACGGGGGAACATTTGGACGAACGAGTGGATATGTTGAAATTCATGGTGTTTTTCATGCGTCTGATCAAATAGCGATCGATGAGTGTGCCAAAAAGGCTCGTGAAAGAGATTACGGATACTTTGGAAATCTTGATCAAACCATCGTTGAACATTTTGACACAGCTCCATTTTTGACAGGGAGGTCAAAATGACATTTGATGAATGGTGGGTTGAATACACAACTCCAGAGATGAGAGCAGACCTAAAAGCATATTATGGTTTGACGTTTGAAACACTTCGTTCAATTGTCGAAAAGGAAGGAATTTGCCCTTCTTCTAAATTGGATATAAAAATTCATTCTTATCCAATTGCTGGTCGTACCCTCGGTTTCAAATTCGCTTTCATAAGCGACGGCGAAATTCTTCATGAAAGAGAACTTACACCTAAAACTATGTTAGGACCAGGGGATCTTTTTGAAGAAGATGCTGCAATTCCTCGCTATTTTTCAAATGATGGAAAGTTGTATAGAAAGTATGGCGGAAAATTAGAAGCAGGGCAACTTGTTGATGGCGAGTTTCAACCAGATGAGGTCAAATGAAAACAGAAATGAAGGCACGCATTCGTTGGTTGATGCACAACACCTTGGTTCATCCAATATGTGGAATTCTTTGGTTTTTTGAATTCAATGAATTGGCTGATCGGATCCATAATCTAGATGATTATGGTGAAATTTTCTTTGAATAAGGTAAAGAAATGACTGATAAAAAGTTAGTGTTCAAAGTTTCGGACTTTTTGGAAGAACAAGGATTTCTTGATGTAAATGAGGGAGAAGTCCCTGATGAAGCCACGAGACTTTCTTGGCAAGAAAGAAGAAAAAAAGATGATGAATATGATATGCGTCGGTCGAATGAAGTTCATACATTTTCCGCCACAAATGTTAGACCAGTTTTTCCTTACAATGAAGTTGATAGAAGTAAAATCCTTGCAAAGGTTTTATCGTATTTAGAACAAACTCCAACAACATATACAAATTTAGAAAGAACTTTTCTTTCTGGTTGGAATTCTCCAGTTCGTGGACATAGAGTTGATTTTCGAAACCTGATCAAGTATGCAATTGATAAAGGTTTTATCGAAATGGATGGATCATTGAAACTCCAATGTAAACTTTCTAGAGGAGAGTTTGAAGAAAGAAGTAGTGAGATATTGGAAGATTTGATTGAGGTCTAATGAATTTTTTGCCGAAAAGTGCAGCGTGGATTTTCTTTGCTCTTAGAGAAGACGGTGTCAAAACAAAGTTGATTTATATCAAAAACAAAGACATGAGAAACATTCTTGCAGCCAATCAAATATATTTCAAACATCTTGTTGGAGAGGTTTTCTTTCTAAATGAAGAACAGTTTGAGTTCTTGAACCAGAAGAATATCCTTGGAACGTTCCTTTTTATTTGAAAAGTCGAGAAACTCTATGATTGATATTCTTGGTAAAAACATTGTTTTTCGGATCAATAGATCCTGGTATGTGTTCCCAGTTGTCCATAACGATAAAGTTCGTCACTGTCAATACGAACAAACAAATCCAAAGACAACAATGCAAGGCAAGGTTGTAGGATTCACAGAAGGACGTTTTTTTCAAATTGAAATTGATGGCTTTCCAATAGGATCAACAGCCGAAATAATAGAAGAATGCATAGAAATAGTCAAGATACTTGATTGATTTGGGAGCAACCGCTCCCTTTTTCATACTTATTCTCATGACAAAACTAAAGAAAATTCTCTTTGAACAAGAAGATATGGTTCCAAAAGAACGTGGCTCAATGCATGTCTCAAAAGGTGATGACGAACGCTTTTGGGGAAACCGTGGAGCAGGCATTCTTCTAATTGCAAAAGATACAGGGAGACTTCTGTTGGTTTTGCGTTCAAATGAAGTAAACGAACCAGGCACTTGGGGAATACCTGGCGGAGCCATTGATGACGAAGATGAAAGCGAAGTTAGTGCCGCAAAAAGAGAAGCACATGAAGAAGTTGGATATCGTGGTCCAATCGAAATTCATGCTTCATATGTTTTCAAAGCTGCTAAGTTTAGATACTTCAACTTCATTGGGATCGTTCCAAAAGAGTTTGAGCCTCGACTTGATTGGGAAAATGATGAAGCTGGATGGTTTTCCATGGATGAACTTCCGTCACCTCTTCACTTTGGTTTGAAAGCCCTTCTTCAAAACTCCGCAAAGCAGATTGCTTCATTTACTGTTTCGGCTCAAGACCTTCAGGAGGCTTTCATTTCCGACCTTGATGAAAGAGAACTTCCTTCAAACGAAAGTCTGTGGGATAAAGCAAAACAGCTCGCGATGGTAAAGTTTGGTGGAGTTCCGACAAGTAAAGGTTATAAGTGGGCAAAGAAATGGTACCACTTCAAGGGCGGCAATTGGAATGAAGTAAAGCCAAAAGTCAGAGAGGCTCTCATTCATGAAATGAATGCAATTTCTGCTGGTGGCGCATCTCTTGTTTCATCGGGACAAATTGCTGGTTCTGCCAATGCTCCAATTGGTTCAAAGGCAAGAAAAAAAGCTAAGCAGAAAATGTGGGCAGAATACAAAATAAACAAATGACATTACCTCTTTTCATTGATGAAGAAAAAAAGAAAAAGTGGTCTTATGAGAAAGAGCCACTGACATACTATGTCATTTCAAAAAAGACACCAGATGAAGTGTTGATAACTGGCATTCCAAAAGGAACACAGGTTCTAAATCAGTTTGCCATGAAGAAAAGGATTCCAAACCCAAAACTTGGATTATTCATCTACTACTTGGACAATGCTCAAGTGACCGAAAAAAGAGGAAGAGCCTTTCTTTCTCAAGATGTAAAACCGGAAGATATTTTTTTCTTTGACTTTGGAGAATGGACTTCAATCATATCACTCTATCCATAACAGGACGTTGATATGTTGGAGTGGTTCAAGTCAAAAATATCAAAAAAACCATCAAAATCAAAAAAAGAAATACTCTCTCAACTTGAAAGAGGTGACCTTGTAAAGGTATCATTGAGAGACAAAGACTATTTCAAAAGATGTTATCCCGGAGGAACTTCAAGATTTGATCAAGAACTTATCAATGAAAGAGTTTTCATTGGTAATATTACCAATTGTCATTGGAGACAACAAGAAAAGATTTGGGTTGTTTCAGTCTCAGTTGGAAGAAGATATGGAATGAGAGAGTTTCTTATTCTCGAAGATGAAATAGAACAGATTAGAAAGATAAATCAAAATGACGTGTGAAGTAAAGATAATCGAAGATACCGTTGGATATGGAAGAAGACTCACGACTTTTCAGTTGAGGTATCCACGTTTCATTCATTCTGAGTTGATGACCCACAGAGTTTTCAGTCGAAATGCTTCAAGCTCAAGAGCTATTCCAACAGCAAAGCTTCTTGAAATGGTAAAAATAGATCCAGCTATGCCTGTGTATTGGGGAAAGAATCAATCAGGTATGCAGGCAAATGAAGAACTTGATGAAGAGACAAAGCAGAAGGCAATCCAAGTTTGGCTTGAGACACGTGACCTTGTTGTTGAACAAACAAAGAAAATGATCGATCTTGGTGTTCATAAACAAATTGCAAATCGAATGCTTGAGCCATGGCATTACATTCACGTTGTTCTGACAGCGACAGAGTTTGAAAACTTCTTTGAGCTTCGGTGTCACAAAGATGCTCAGCCAGAAATCAAAGAACTGGCTGATATGATGAGAAACGAATACAACAAGATGAGTGTCACAAAATCTTGTGATGAGCATTGGTGGCACCTTCCTTATGTAACTCAGGAAGAAAGAGATCAGCATTCTTTGACCGATCTTTTGAAGATTTCAACTGCAAGGTGTGCAAGAGTTTCTTATATGAATCATGATGGAACCGCAACAGACATTGAAAAAGATAGAAAACTTCATGACATGCTTGTTGTTGCTCAACCTCCCCACATGTCTCCAGCAGAACATCAAGCTGTATTTTTGAATCCAGAAAAAGCTTATGGAAACTTCATGGGATGGAAACAATACAGAAAGTATCTTGAAACAAATTTCACAGCAGAAAATATTGGAAATGATCCAATCTACTCATTTAGAAATGAGGACCGATGAAAAAGAAAAAGGAAGCTGATGAAACATTTACGGAACAGTTTTCAAATAACATTCCAAATGAACTTGAATGCGTAAACTCAGCAATCAAATACATGAAATGTGAACCAACTTTTCATTTTTTCCTTGAAAGTAAAATGCGTTCTCGCTATAGTAGGGATGTATGACAAATCCAACAGATGAAGACCTCCGCAAAAAGCTTTTTGCTCTACGAAATAAGAGTGTTGAGAAAACGAATCTACCTCTTGCCATAGAAAAGATCACGAACATTATTCGTACATGTGGACCTGTAAGAGCAAAGGAGGTCCGTCTACTAATGGAGGAGATAGGATTTTCACCATTTCTTTCTCGTACAGCAATTGCAAAAATGTGGGATACCGGACTCATAAATGTCTCCAATGAACAATATCTTCTATTGGTAGAGGATAAAAAAGAATGAAAAGTCCACTTCGCTATCCTGGCGGAAAGTCAAGACTGATAAAAGAAATCCTCAAGTTCAAACCAAAAGATATCACAGAATACAGAGAACCTTTTCTTGGAGGAGGTTCTCTTTTCTTTCATTTACTTGATGACAAAGAGATTGAAATCTTCAAGGCAAGCGATACCTTTCCGGAGTTGATCAACTTCTATCAGACAATGCTTCAAAGCCCGCAGGAGCTCGTGCAGGTCATTGAAAAAATGAAGATGACCAACGAGCCATCCAAACTCTTTTCATTTTCCAAAAGCCTCCTAACGAACAAGAACTCTCATTCAAACATTGAGCAAGCTGCCGCTTTCTTCATTTTGAACAGAACATCATTTTCCGGTTTGACAATGTCTGGAGGTTTTTCAAAAGCCTCTTATGATGGACGCTTCAAGAAGCCTCACATAGAAAAATGTGGAAGTCTAAAAAATGTGAAGAAACAAATCCAAATTAAAGAAGCTTCTTATGAAGAACTTCTATTTCAACCGACAGAGAACAAAACATGGATCTTTCTTGATCCTCCATATGATATCAAATCATCCAATCTGTATGGGAAGAATGGTGATGGGCACAAAGGATTTGATCACGAAAAATTAGCCATTGACTGCAAGAATAGTCAACACCAATGGTTAATTACATACAACAACAATGAACACATCAGAAACCTTTATGAGGGTTGGGCATTCATTCAAGAAGTTGATGTTGTTTACAATATGAACAGTTCAGGTAAAAAACGAAAAGAATTGTTCATCACAAACTACAAGGTTGATCAATGAAAATAAAAAAACTACTTTTTGAAACTGCAACAAAAGCAAACGCCGGTGATGTTAGTGAAGGTATTCTTGGTGCTGCTTGTACGGCTAGATTTCTTTATGGTTCTGAGAAACCAATAACACAAAAAGAAATCTGGACAGTCATTGAACAGTTGAACAAAACAACAAACAAATCTACTGGATCAACCGTTTTGAAATCAAAAACCTTTTCAAAACCACCATCAGTGAAGCCAGGTCAACCAAACTCCATTACACTCACTGTAGGACTATCCGAAAACAATTATGCAGGTTTCATTGACCCCATTTTCTTTCAAAGCATTGATGGAATTGTGAGAGCGGCGGCAGCATTTGCTTCTTCACCTTCCTTCATCCGTCTTGTAAAGAATGTTGAAATGAGTGCAAAGGCAAACAAAATTGAGATTTCCTCAGTTGGACTAGAAGACCAAAAGGGAACAAAGGTTGACCTCAAAATTGCTATTGATGGAAAGGTCGTTCCTCTTGGTGCTCTTTCTCTAAAAGCTGGAGGAACAAAACAAGTTGGACAGATTGGAAAAGGTTGGGCAGCTTCAAAGCCTGGAGCCTCACGTGGTATTGTTGACCTTTTTCGTGCTCTTTTTGGAGTTGAAATCAACAAGAACCTTCAAAAGCAATATGAACAGGCTCTAAGCTCTGCAAACTATGTTGCAATCAGTCAAGCAATTGATGAAGTTTACTACGACTGCTTCAAACAAGTAAGCAAAAAGTTTGATAGTGGAGTAAACGAAATTTCGGATTTCATCATTGGTCTTGCAAAAGCAATCAAATACGAAGCCATGCTTGAAGAAGAAGGAGTTATTCTTGTTCATCTTGATGCAGGTAATTTCAAGGCACTTGACTTTGGAAAATTTGTTTCATTGGCAAATGATGAACAAGTTGAAATGGATGTTGAAATCCAATATCAACCACCTGCATCCTATGAAAACTCTGTTCCTTATCTTTTCGTCAATTTGAAAGTAGATGGACAAGACTTTGGAAAGTTGATTTCAATTCGTCCAAAGATTAGAGTCGAAGAAGGTGTGAAAGTGAAAGAGTTTAGACACTATGTTCAAAAGGAAAGTGGTCTTGCCAAACTTCTTTCTATTGATCTTGACTGAAAAACTCATCTTCCATTGGTTTAGGATTGAGGAGCTTCGTAAGCTCCTCTTTTGTTTTTTTGGCTCCATTACCTAGTTGGATTTGTCCTGAAGCATCTGTTGCCCAAAACACAATCTTTTCTTTTCTTTTTGGAGAGGTAAGAAAGAAGATGCAACTCTTTCCATGTTGAACACCACGAAAAACAACGTCATTTTTCCATTTATCAACAATGTACTTTAGAGTTTCAAACTCTTCTGGATATTTCTGTTTGAAATCTTTTATCAGGACCACGAGTTTTTCTTTTGAAATATTGAGCATGACTTTAAGTATATTCAGAATGTGCTATGATGAGACATGAGCGAAAACAGATTTGATTATCAGGCACTTGCAAATGAAATTGGGGCTCTTGTAAATGAAAAAAACAAGGCTTATGGAAACTCTTTTGAGCAAGCAGAAGAGTTTCTAAAACTTCTATTTCCAAATGGAATACCAATAGAAAGTTATTCTGACATGCTTTGCATTGTCAGAATATTTGACAAACTCAAAAGGATTGCGACAAAGAAGGATGCCTTTGGAGAAAGTCCTTATCGAGATTTGGTTGGTTATGGACTTTTGGGAGCTGCTAAAGACATGAAGAAAAAAGAACCAGACGAAATCGACTACGATAACGAACCATTCAAATGAAAAAAGCCCCGAAAGGGGCTTTTTCAATTCACTTCGCCTTGTTCGGCTGTTGAAGCGAGTTCTGCTTCTTGGGCAGCGGCAAGAGCCTTCTCAGCCTCAGCGTTCAATCTTTCGACCATCTCGTTCCATTGAGATACGTATTCTGCGGAAATGGTAAGATTTCCATTTTCCGTCTCTTCAAAAGCCATTCCTCGAACAATATCAACAAAGTTTGTTCCTGTCAGAAGACATAGTTGAAGACCTTCTCTAATCATAAAGATTGCGTCATCCGTTAGTTTGTATAGTTTTTTACTCATTCATTCTCCATTTGACTTTAGATTAGTGTAGTGTGGTTTCTGTGTATGGAAATTGTTTTGGAAAGAAGGTGGCTGCAAACAAAGAAGGTCCGAGAAGTTTTTCAAGAGTTACTTTTTGAAACCTTAGTTCTGTGTGGTCTTTCGAAAATAAATGACAGGCTTCTGGAGCGCATGTTTGAAATGAGTTATCGTATGTTATTGCATCTAATTTTGAGGCTGCGATCTCCAACAGAATAATTGAAATAATGTGGTCACGTGTTGGTTTTTCAATCTTAATTGGTAAAGAAACTTCGGTTTGATAACTCAAGTTATCTTTTTGAAATGTTACGAGCCAGTGAAAAAATAAATTTGGAGGAAGCTCAACTCCAGTCCTATTTTCGATTTGACGCCAAGATAACTCAAAACCAAAATGATTTTCCATGAGAACAGTCTATGTTGAATAAACGGCTTGTGTTCAGCCTGTTTCTTCAATAAACATTTTCTTTATACGTTCTTTGAGCTTATCTTCTGGAGATTTTTGAGCTTGTTGAATTTGTTTCTTCAAAGAGGCAATTCGTTTCTTCTCTTGGAGGAGTTTTGTAAGACGTTCTTCTTCGGCGAGAAGTTCTGTCAACTCTTCGAGAACATCCACTTTCTTTTCAACAATTGGTTTAGGTTGCGGCTTTGAAACTTGAGGCTTTGGAGAAGGTTTTGCAATAGGTTTAGTTGGGGTTCTCTTTACCACTATCTCTGTTGGTGAAACACTCTTTACTTCAGCAGCTTCATTTACCAAGTTTGCTTTTACATCAAGTGGTTTATGAAACTCAATTTCGATTTCTGCTGGTTTGAAGTATCTGTTTCCAAGAAGAACTTCAAGAGTACCTGAGTATCTCTTTCCCTCTTTATACATGTTTGACGAAGGAATTTTAATTGAGACTTGACCTTGTTCATACTTTGCTGGAAGTAAGAAGCCAAGCTTCTCATCACCTTCCAGAAGAGAGAAACGAACTTTTGGACTTGAAGCGAGAGATGGATCAGTTGAATAGCCTTCAATAGACAAACCGAAACTAATCTCGTTGTCTTCGCTCATGTTTAGAACAATTTTCTTTTCGTCGCTCATTCAAAGCTCCCAGTGGTTTCTCTTTTAATTAGAGCAGCTTTCACAGAAAATGTACTCTCATTCAATTTCTCAAACGTCATACTTTGCGAAAGAAATTGAGCTTCCTCTACCGTGGATTGCTTTGGTTGACTTTTGATAAACATCTGAGAACCAATCACAACATTTGGAATCGTTTCATTTTGCTCTGGAACTGAACCCATTGTGATTGGTGTTGCCTTTACAACAATCATCTCTTCTTTTCTAGGCTCTTTGGTTTCAGTCTTTATAGAGAAGATTTGAATTCTTGGATCCTTATCTAAAACATCTTTGTATCGAAGATATTTTTCTCTTCCATCAACTGTGAGTTGATTCACTCCAGAAAGATGTGTTTTGAAAAGCACATCGAGTTCATCATATCGTGATGGATAAGTATATCTCTTGGCATATGCGGTACTCTTTCCTCCACGTCTTACAACAGATTGTGTTGGAGGATTTAGACAAAGTTCACTGTATCCTGTGTCATCTCCATCATACAAAAAACAATGCTCGTCATAGATCAAACGAGGATCATCGTAAATGAATGGTGGTGTTGGTAAAGGCATTCATGATCACCATTTTAGCGGCAAGGATTGTGTTGCGTGAGCCTTACTTCCAGTTTTTACAAGATTGTCTACTCCAATGAAAGGTGTCCATGTCGAAGTCGATGGGTTGATACCAGTTGTAACTCTCCAAGCTCCATTCAATCCGTTTCCAGAAGCATTCGGCACATCTACCAAGGTTCCACTGACATACACATGCCTCCACCAATGCATTATTTCTTCTTGTGACACGGAACGTGTCACATATCCGACAGCATGGACTCCCCAATCTTCAGCACCAGTAGTGTTTGTAGGTTGACCCGATCCTCCAACTGTAAATGGAAATCCAGATTCTGTATAAGGTATTCCAGTATCATTGCCAGCCACACCATTTGCAAAGAATCCGTTTTGATAAACGGATACAGATCCGCCATCATAAGTTGTCACAACAAATATACAATATGAGCGATTAGAATTGGATCCGTTGGCGGTAGCGGTGAATGTTGTTGACGATGTAACAACGGCAACAACTGGGAGTGTATCCTGCATTGCAAATGTTGCTCCGCCACCTGCAAGAAATTGGTTTGACGTACTCCAAATTCTTTGCGTGTCTTCTCCATTATTCCAAGATGTTCTACAGTAAATTATTCCAACCGCCCAATTCGCAGAACCAGACAGTGGATCATAAGACATTTGCCAAACATTTATATCTGCGTCGGTTGCACCTTCTCCAAAACCAGTCAAAAAGTCTGCATAAGGTGTATGATTAACATTTACAGTCGCGCCGGATCCAGTTGTTGTAACTGCTGATATAGCTGAGCCAGCAAAGTTAATAAAATAAGCGGAAGAAGTTACTTGCGTGCCTGTTGAACCAGAAAGAATTTCAAGAGGTCCGGAAGAATATCTGATTTCTTCTAGGGCAGATTGAACGTTGGTGCTTGAGACATCGCCAAAAGCCGTTGAAGCAAGTTCGGAAGCAACAGTTGCCCAACCAATAAAAGAAGGAACAGTAAAATGTCCATCACGAACAACTTCAATCGTTCCTGACAAAGTCAAGTTATTGGAACCAATTTTATCTGGCAGGACTGATGGAGCACTTCCAGTTGGAAGGTCTGATGCCGACCATCTTGAAGTAAAAGAAGAATTTGGTAAATCTCCTGTTTCGGCAAAAACACGAAGAATTTCGTTCCATTCTTCATCTTGTAAAATTCCATTTGCTTTGAAAGCAACAGAAACAATTGTGCAATCAGTAGCTCCCCTGTCCGCACTTTGAGCATTTTTACCAATGACAAATGGAAGAACTGTATTGAAGCCAAAAGTGGCTTGAGCTGCCGATTGAATAGTCCTGCCACCAATTTTCAAATATCTAGTAGAGCCATCCCACGCAAAAGAAAGAAGAAGTAAGGGTTTGGCAACTGGGTTTGAAAGATGCCAGTTTGGTGTAAAATTTTGCGATCTAGTAAGACCAGCGTCGTTTGAAATATAATTTGGTCGAGTATCAGTAAAGCCAAGCTCATAACCTCCACCAAAATTCAAATACGTATTTGAAACTAAGGCTCTTGCAAATGTTGTTTCACCCAAAATGCGATTTGGAATTGCGGCAACAACAACCTCAAACCCAGCATTTGAACCGCTAAGATTTGTTCCGGCAATAGGAATTGACCAATATGAAGAAGTTGAAAATCCTCTAAAGCCCTTCACTGGGTTTTTTGAAAGAGTGAGTGATACTCCTGAACCAGAAACCTCAACCAGTTCCGTCGCCGTTCCTTCAAAATTGATAAATGTAGCATCTGTGTCAACTAAAACACCATTTGAACCGGAAGCAATTGCAATTGCACCACCTCCACTTCCTGTTGAAGTGGAATTTGCATTTATAATCTTCAATCTTCCTTGTGAATCGTATGAAGGCATCTAAAATCACCCAATGATCATGATTATCGGTCTAACCAAAACAATATCAGCCGAGTTTGTTCCATTTGAAATTGTTGGGTTGTATAAATAGATATCTGCTGTGTTCATGGCACTGTCACCCCATATTCAGCGTTTAAGTATGCGTAAAAATCCGCCACATCTTGAGATGAGAGGTTTCCATCAAAAGCCCATATGTGACAAGCTCCATTGATATGGTTAGTGCCATCAAAATTTGTTCCTGTTCTAAATTCAGCGGTTGTAAAAGTTCTAAACCCTACAAACGTTGAACCTGCGTCAACAGTGGCTCTATCATCAACTCTCAAATTAACTAAATTTGAACTATCAATCCATGCACGCACAACGTGCGGTCCTGTTCCAAGTGTTGAAACTGTATCTGTTGCAACATAATCTATAGCGCCGTTATTGTACCCAAACTGCACAGCTGTTGAGCTCAATCCCAATGCCACCCAGCCATCAGCTCCATCGCCTGCAAGTGCTGCTTTTTCATAATACGCAGCCCCGTCCGACGTTACACTATCAACATTGTAGACTGCCCAAATTTCAAATTGAGTTGCTCCAACAACATCGCCAAAACTTGCCGTATCTGTTTCAAGATAATCGGTTGTTCCATTGAAATCTGGTGCAGTTTTACCTGCCAAAGTTCCAATATCTGGAACTTGTGCGCCAACTGATTGTGTCAAATTATAGCTGTTTGGAGTGTCATCGGTCCATAGAGAAGATATGTAGTTATCCGTAAGGGATAGACTAATCTGCGGTATTGAGAGAGGATCAAAAGGTGATGGAGGTGTTGGTTGAAATGAGCTGCTTACCCTAAACAATCCCGATCTTCCCATTTGGGTATCAGAAACCTTTACTTCAGAATAAAGATCGACAAAATCCATTGGGTATTGAACTACATATTGCCCATTTGCATTTGTTGATGCGGTTGTTACAAGTTCACCAGTATCGTTTCTAAAAACTCTAACTGTTTGCCCTGAACCTGGATTTGGATAAATACTTCCTGTTTTTTCAAACATGCGTGAATGATACGTAACAGCTGAATAAAGCTGCGGACGCATAGCAGCTTGAGGAGCAAACGAAAGTCTCCAGTTTCGACTTTCTTTCAAATTAAGAAGTTTTTGTGTCGGGTCGTTTGGATATTTTTTCCAAACAGCCAAACCATTTCCAAATCCAACCAATTCTCCAGCTTCACTGTCGGTAAGAAATGGGTTGATATAAACAGGTTGCCAACCAGAAGAATAAAAATCATTATCATTTAATTGAGCATCCAAAACTAACCAAGAATAACCCGTTGCTGAATAGAACCCCACGTTGTGCTTGAAGCCAGCGCCAATCAAATGATAATAATCTTCTGGAAGATATGGTGTTGATGGATATGAAGAAGTATAAAGATTTAGAACGCCGACTACATCATTTGAAAATCCTTTCAACCTTGAAATTATTGTTTTAGTGTTACTTCCTTCTCCTTCAGGATTTATGGAAGAGGTGTAGTTCAAATAAAGAAGTCCTGTTGTTCCCCCGCCAATTGTTCCAATTGCTGTTCCGGTTCTAAACAAATCAAATGTTATTTCATTTAGACCTCGACTAAATGAACCAGAAAATTCTTGATCTATAGTTCTTTGAAATACGACAGGACCACCACGAAGAGCGGCAGCCCAATTATATGTAACATTTGATTGACTATTGAAAGCAAAATTGATGGACAAAGCATTTGCATCATATGTCCAAACCTTTACGCCAGATTTCCTTAATTGGACTGGACCTTCGTCGACAATAGGAATAAATTTTCTGTCACGTGATCTGAGAAACGCATTTTCACCACCAAGAGCACCCGGTTCGTTCAAAACAGGCAACATTAAAGAATTAAAAATACTTGTTGTTGCTTCTCTATCATATTCATATGTTGCATACAAAACTGCGGTCAAACACGGAAACGGTGTATTAGTGTTTGTAGTTGAAGCAGAAAGAGTAATTGAAGAAGATACATTGATGTCTGGACGTTTCAACAACCTATAATAATAATTTGCAGATATGAGTGCGTCGTCTGGAGCACCATCACCCCAAGCACTTTCAGCATTTATACTAAGATTTAATTGAGGGTTCGGAGCCGCGGCTGCCGTTGTATTTCCCTGTACTTCGATTTCAAAGAAAATATCTCTAAAAGTTTTGTTGGCTTCTGGCAAATATGTTGCTAAAGCAGGAATGGTATCAATGGCAGTAAGGGTTGTTGTAAGGTTGCCTGTTCTGCCTTCAAGTGGAATTCTAACCGTTTTCAAAACTTGAGACGAGCTAAGTTCTTCATAAGAATATGTGATCATAATCTTTGAAGCAATGTTCGTATATGGCTGCACTGATTGTGACAACAAAGAAGTCAAAGAACATGTTACGTGATTATATGAAGAAGACATATAGGCTTGAAAAAAACCTGTTACATCTCTTAGACACATAACTGTCATTGCTTCACCTGTGTTTGTTAAAGACGAAGCTGTTATTTGAGTGGCAATTGGACTCGTCGTTGGTCCAGTAAATTGAATTGTGCCTCCCAAATGTGTTGGTGTGACCGCGGTGGCGGGCGATTGTTGAAAAAAGGTTTGAACAATTGCGCTTTGAATTGTTCTGTGAGGTCCAGTTTCCGGAAGATGAATAACTAACGGATTGTGTGTTGCAGACGTCAGAGCTGGAATGGAGGCAGTTATGTAGTTGAAAGAATATTCAACAGTTTTATTTCTAATTGGCATAAGTTATCAACTTGAAGATAAGTCTACTTGAATGTTTACATATTTGACAGAGCCAGAAAGACTCAAAAGTCTAATTTCTAAACTATCTCCTGCTACAACTGATGTGTTTATTGGTGTGTCCCCCACCCACCAGTTTCCAGATGTTGTAATAAACAAGTTTGATGAAAGATTGGCAGAAGAGTTTACTCTGGCGTTAATTGAAGCAGAACAAGGTGTAGCGCCACTGAGATATCCTCTGACATTTGTCAAAGTGTAGGAACCATCCGATCTCCAAATAACTGTGTCTGTTGGGAAGATTGGATCAAGGAAAACGCCACCTTTTGAAAAAGTTGATGAACCTCC